TATTATTTTAGATAGCTCATCTTTAAAATTTACAGTTGATAATGTTTGGGTTGACTTATTAAAAACATTACTTGTAACTGTTTACCTTGCTTACTTCGGTAGTCGTGGAGTTGAGAAGTTTAGAAAAATAACTAAAAACCATAATAAATAATAATTACTAAAAAAGTAATTATACAAAATAAATCGTTAATATTGTAGTATGAATTTTCAATTAGCCAAAGAGATTTACGGATTAACGCCATTTTGCGTTGATTCCTTTACGTTACCCGCCATGTTAGCGGTTTTAAGTGATGTTAAGAACGGAGTAAAATTCGACACGCCTAGCAGCCTTAAAAACGATTCTTTTGACATTGTATTTAATAGTGAAGATCGTTTAATCAGGAAAACATACGAATTAGAAAATCAAGATGATTTTAACGGAGTTGGCATTATAAAAATTAATGGACCTATTTTAATGGGTGGCGGTGCTTCGACCTTAGGAATGTTAGACGTTTCAAAAAACGTTTTATCCATGGCAAAAGACAACCGTGTTAAGGGATTTATTTTTGACATGGATTCTGGTGGTGGATCAACAGCAGCCGTTGAAATAATGGTCGACACTATTAACGAGGTTAAGGCAATGGGAAAACCCGTTTATGTTTTAATCTCTAAAGGAGGAACCCTCGCCAGTGCTGCTTATGGTATAGCTAGCGCTGCTGATGGCATTTACTATCAAAGTGATATGTCGATGGTTGGAAGCCTTGGCACTATGCTACAAACAGAAGGAAGGGCTGCGAATAGCGAAAAGGACGGTGTTAAATACATTAGACTTTACGCTACTCAATCAGTTTTAAAGAATAAGCCAATAGAAGAGGCTTTAAATAATGATAATTACACTCTTTTAGTTAATGAGCTTTTAGACCCAGTCAACGAAAGATTTATTTCTACATTACAATCTAACAGACCAAAGTTAACGAATAGCGAATTACAAGGAGATGCTATTTTTGCCAAAGATGATAATAGCATATACTTGGATGGTAAATCAACAATGGAAGATTTATTCCAAAAAATAATAACAAATAACAATAATATTAATACTAATCTTAATTTTAATACAATGACAACACAGGAACTTAAACAAACGCATCCAGAGCTTTTTAGCGAAGTTTTTGGAGCTGGTGTTACTGCTGAATCTGAAAGAGTCCAAAGCTGGTTGGCTCACTCAGAAACCGATTCTAAAGCGGTAATGGACGGCATCGAAAGCGGTGCTGAAATTACAAATTCTCAAAGAGAAAAATTGCTGGTTAAATCTAGCAAAATGAGAACTATTGCCCAAATAGAAAAGGAATCCGTAAAAGATTTTAAAACAGGCGAATCAACTCTTGATGCTGGACTTTCTGCTGAGCAAAAGGAACTAAGTGCAGCCTTTAACTTTAAACTCAAATAAATCATGAGCATTACAGCAACACAAAGAAACGCAACCAACAATCAATCAACGGTTGATTTCGTAAGGAAAAATTTATTCTTATATGGCGCAAGATATGCCAAAGGAGTTTTAGCTAATAACACAGACCCCGCAGCATCTCAGGATGCTACAATAGGTCAATTAGTCGTTAGAGATACGGCAACGGCTGGTCAAATTGAATTAGCAACATCTGCTAATTTGGCTGATGTTTTGGGAATAACTTTTATGAATGACGAAACTTTGGCAGGTGGTGAAACAGTAGCTATTGATTACGCTATCCGTGGGGATATTGACGGAACACTTTTGCTGCTTCCAACTAATGTAACACTTGACACGGTTGTAGGAAACAAGGCGTTGAGAGATGTATTAAACGATTTAGGATTTGTGATCTTCACAGTCCAAGAACAAGCTAAAATAGACAACTAATGGCAATCACAATTCAGAATCACACAAAGACGATAGCCAGTAAGGTAGTCGGTACATTTGTAGAAGATAAACCAGTTTTAGCTGGATTTTCAGGATTTTTTCCTAGAGAAACCGCAATGACTAAACAAGTGGACTTAGAAGTTCAAAGAGATAACGACAGTATAGCGGTTGACGTTCGTCGATATACGGAAGGCAATAAAAACAAATTCAGTATTGTTACTGAAAAGAAATTTGAGCCACCATATTTTCGTGAGGAATATGACTTTCAAAACGATGAGGTTTACATGTCAACTATTGCTTTAGGCGTTGGATTGGAAAATTCAAATGTTAACGCAATTATCGCTCAAAATGCTCTTAAAAATATTAGAAAAATGAGAGCCAAGATTGAGAGATCAATCAGAAAGCAACAAGCTGACGTTATGCAAACAGGTATTGTTGAGCTAATTAATGGAGATTCTATTGATTATAAAAGAAAGGCATCTTCAATGGTTGACCTAGGTTCCGCTGAATACTTTAGCAATGCTACGGCAGAGCCTCTTGATAGCATTAAGGATGCTGGAACATTTTTAAGAGATGTTGGAGCAAGCTCTTCGATGACACTGAATATGGTAATGCGTGGAGAAGGATTAGCCGCTTTACTTACTAATCCAATTTTTAAAGCGGAAGCTGACAACAGACGTATTAATAGAGCTGATGTACAGTCTCCTGAATTTAACAACGTGACTGGATTTGCATTTCATGGTCAAGTGGCCGCAGGAGATTTTAATATTAATCTTTGGACTTATAATCAAAAGTACACAAAAGCAGACGGAACTACTGCTTACTACCTAGATGCTAATAAAGCGGTTTTTATTCCAGACGATTTTATGGCAAAAACTGTTTTTGCAGGACTGCCTAATATGGTAGATATGGAAGTTGGAGGAGAAACCTCATCTATGCCTTCTGTTGTTGAAGCTGAATTTTTGTTAAGAGCTTATTCAGATATGAAAACAATGAGCAGCACGTTGGAGATTACTTCAGCGCCGTTGGCAATGCCAATAACAATTGACAGAATCTATACAATGCAAGTTTTAGCATAATAGATTTTGGCGTAAAAGCGCAGTAAATTGTGGCGTAAAAGCGCAGTAATAAGTATAATTTAATGGCGGTTTAAAAGCCGCCTTAATAAAAAGAAAAATGAAACAATACAAGATTATTACATTTAAGCATCTTTTAAAAAATAATCAAATAGCCGTAAAAGGCGAAGTGGTTAATGAGTCAAAATTTGTAAATCTTAAAGAAAGCCTTAAAGGTGGTTTTGTTGAAGAGGTCAAAGATGAGAAAAAGGCAAAGACCGAAAAGCCTGAAAAGGAAAAGAAAGAGCCTTGGAAACCAGCTAAGAAATAAACAATGAGCGGTAATCTATTAATAAAAGCCAGAAGGGACGCTAAAAAAATTATGAAGGGCGGATTTAGTGAAACTATCACTTTAATCCATCCAGTTAGCGGCTTAACTATCGAAACCGATGGTTTAGCTTCAAAGCACCATATTAATTTTGATTCTGACGGTTTGCCAATTAATAGTAAAAACGCTCATATTTGCTTAGATGAAAGTGATTTATTAAGTAAGGATTACAATCCTCGGGATGATAACAATGAGGTAAATCTATTGAACCATTTAGTGAATGTAAAAGATTCAACTGGTAATTTAAGGAATTATGTAATTACTGAAAACTTTCCTGATGAAACTTTAGGAATGATAACCTGTATATTAGGAGATTATGGCACTGATTAATAGCATTATTGGACCCTCGGGAGTTGAGATAATAAAGCACACAATTGCTGCTATTCTTAAAACTGAGTTGGAAAATCAAAAGGTTTTACAATCAGATACTTTCCCGATTAATGTTTTTGTTGATCGAATGGTTCCAATTGATAAGAGCGAAATCTTAGTCATTAATGTAAGGTTTGAGAGTCTTAATCCAGAATCTATAAATCAACACGGATCAAGTGAAACAGGAACCTTCACTATTGACACTTGGGCAACGGCTAAGCAAACATCTACAAAAAGAGGAGATTTGTTAAGTACGGATTTAAGGGATAAAATCATTTTTCAGATTAAGGCTATTTTACAAAGTAATTTTTATGTTACACTAGGCTTGCAACCAGGATTAATCATGTCATCAAATGTTCAAAATATCGAACCTTATGAGCCTAACAATAACCAGGATGCAAGTTTTGTTAGCATGGCTAGATTAAATCACGAAGTTAGATTTTATCAAGATTACCAAGTTTACGAAGGCGTTGAATTTTCAGAAAATTTGACAGATGTTAAGTTATCAAACACAGATTTAGGTTACCAATATAAATTAATAAATTAATAAAACAAAAAAAAAGCTATGGCAGCAATTTCAACCGCAGTAGGTTTAGAGCGTAGAGCTAGAGTCGCTGGTTACCGAATTACTAAAGGATTCTTTAATGAGACTAGCGCAAATCTAAATCAGATTATTGCAATATTTGGCGAAGCAAATACGGCTAATCAAGGCACTTTGGATATTAAAAAAAAAGAAGTTACTTCAGCTCAAGAGGCTGGCGAACTTTATGGATTTGGAAGTCCGATTCATCAAATAATTAGAATTTTACGCCCTGTAAATTCTCCAGGAGTTGCAGGGATTCCTACAGTAGTATTTCCGCAAGAAAGCGATGGAGCTTCAACAGAGACGTCAATAGAGTGGACGGCTACAGGAAATGCTACAAAAAACGCTACCCACACGTTAAAAGTTAATGGAAGGGATAGTTTAGATTTTCAAACTTATGATTATTCTGTTGTAAAAAATGACACGCCAACCCAAACAGCCGAAAAGATTGTTTTGGCTGTTAACTCAGTTTTAGGCTCGCCATTTACGGCTACTTCATCTTTAGGGGTTGTGACGTTTGTTACAAAATGGAAAGGAGTTACTAGTGATACTGCTAGCGTTACTATAAGCAACGAAGGCGAAGCCGCTGGAGTTACTTATTCACAAACCAATAAAACCTCTGGAGCTGGAACGGTAGATTTAGCGCCTAGTTTTACTCAATTTGGATCTGTATGGTATAATTCAGTAATTAACCCTTATGCCGATAAATTAGATGAATTTGAGCAAATTAACGGCGTTCCTTTTGGAGTTACTCCAACGGGTAGATATAACGCCATTGATTTTAAACCTTTTTTAGCTTTCTTTGGAAGCGTAGAAAATGATAAAGACAATTTGATTAGCATTACTAATGCAACAGATCGAATTAATCAAGTCACAAATGTTCTTTGTCCAGCGCCTGATTCCGATGGATTTAGTTGGGAAGCTGCCGCAAATATGGTTAGACTATCGTCCAGGATAATGCAAGACACTCCACAGCTAACGGTTAATAATCAAAGTTACGCAGATATGCCAGTTCCAGATTCAGGAGTTATAGGCGATATGGCGGATTATAACAATAGAGATCTATTTGTTAAAAATGGATGCTCAACTGTTATCTTAGAAAACGGAGCATATAAAGTTCAGGATCTAGTTACAACATATCATCCGGAGGGCGAGATTCCTTTACAATATGCATATCCTAGAAACTTAAATATTGATTTTAATGTTCGGGAAGGTTATGGAATATTAGAAACCTTAAGCGTAAAAGATCACGTGATTATAGCTGATAACCAAGTTTCAGATGCTAAAAAAACAATCAAGCCACGTCAATGGCAAAGTATCTTATATGATTACTTTGAAGATTTAGCAACCAGAGCTTTGATTACTGAACCAGAATTTTCAAAAGAAAGCTGTTCAGTTCAAAGAGGTGAAACTAATCCTGACAGATTTGAAACTTTTTTTAGATACAAGAGAACTGGAATTGCTAGAATTGAATCAACAACCGTAGAGGTTGGATTTTAAGGCCCAAACAAGATAAGTTTAACCAATACAAAAAACAAAAACAAAATGGCAAAATACGCAGGAGGTGACATTATAGAAGTTACTTGTAATCACCCGACTTTAGGCAGCTTCAAATTTGCTACTAAATCAAATGAATCTTACACTTTAGATCCTGGTGGTTTTCGATCAAACGATGACGCTAACATGATTACAGGTGGCGGTGAGTTTATCGATCAAGTTAATAGGGTTCGTTGGTCTTTCGAGGGACCTTTGCAAGCTGATTTTAACAGTAGCAATGAGTTGGAGAATTTACCAAAATTAGCTGAAAACACAGAGCTAGCAACCTGGACATTTACCCATATTACTGGAACGACTTGGAGAGGTCGAGGAAAGTATGTAGGAGATATTCAGATAGACACTAACAACGCACAAATCACGGCTAAAATAGCTGGGGGCGCTAAATTAGAAAAATTATAAATTAATCAACGGCGGTGTAAAATCCGTTTAACAACGGCGGTGTAAAATCCGCTATAATATCAAACCAATGAGCAAAGTAAACAAAGAAGTCGCCTTTAAGGACGTAAAAAGCTATTTACAAAAACACTTAAAAAAAGAATTTAGAAGAGGTAAAATGCCAGATTCTAAAATTCAGGAGGAATACGAGGATATGATCGAAGCCGTCGAGGATGGTTTATTGATTATTGATTCTAAAGGAAAAGTGGAATACACTTTAAGATACCCTTTGTTTTCAGACAAAGAAGATTCTGCACTATCGATTAAAAAAGTTGAAATTAGAAGCAGGATCAAAGCTGCTGATAAACACGTTTTAATGGACGGATTGGAAGTACAAAAAAAGTTAGGAACCTACACTTTGAGAATAATCGCCTACATAACCATGCTTCAAGAGGTGGATATTAAGGAATTAGAAAAGGACGATTTCGACACTTTAAATCAACTTTGCTCGGTTTTTTAGATGGGTGGCTAGCGGCTGCAAACATTGACGATATGATAAAATCTGTAGTTAATGAGCACCACTGGTCGCCTTCTATTATCGATCAAATGTACCTAGATCACCTAGATTATCATGGAATAGGTTATTGGTATGATAACGCAAAGGAAATGCATGATAAAATAAAAACACCTAGTAAGTAATTACTGGGTGTTTTTTTATGTTATTTTTTTATGATGATTCTTGCCTTTTCCATTTCGTCTCTTGATAATGAAATAGCATAATTAAGGGCTTGACCTTCTACTTCGTTTTCCATAGCGTATAATAATATTTCATATTCGCCTTTTTGCTTTGGAGAAATGTCACCTTTTTTAGTAATGTACTTGTTTATTCTTTCAATAGTAGATTCTACAGAAGAAAAGAAGTCAGAAGAGAAATTAGATTTGTTTGTTATTTTTAAGTCTTGAAAGTTTAGAGTAGTCATAATTTCTAAGTTTGATGTAGCGGTTACTTCCTTACTACACCACAAATATAAGTTAAACACTTACTTATAAAACCACTATTAACAAAACTTTAAGTATTACGGTTTATAGAAACTAATAATATAAACCCACAAAAACGATTTAATATATTTTTTTTATTATTTTTGTAACTATGGCCGCAACGATTAAAGCTCCTGTTATATTTACTGCTAATGACAAGCTTAGTCCTACCTTGAGAAGGATGAGTGCAAACGTACATGGCTTTGCTTCTAAAGCCTCCGTCGGTATTGCTAGGGTAGAACACCGATTTAATAGATTATTGAGTCCTATACGAAGGGCGCAAGCTCAGTTAGGACAATTGGGATTAATTGCTGGTGGATTTCTAGCTTTTGCAGTTTTTCAAGGAATAACAAACTTTGAGGAAGGACTGGTTGGAGTTGGTAAAACCACAGGATTAACAGGCACAGAGTTAAAGTCCTTAGGTTCTGATTTTATAGATCTCTCCGATAACATGCGAGGCGTTTCAACTCAATCACTTATAGAAGTTGGAAAAACCGCTGGACAGTTAGGTGTTAAAGGATCAGAAAATATCTTAAAATTTTCTGGCACAATGGCTAAACTAGAAAGCGCCACGGATGTAGCTGGAGAGGGAGGTGCTTCAAGTATCGCTAGGCTATTAACAATAACAGGAGAAGGTGTTGGAATAATAGATCAATTCGGTGCCGCTTTGGTAGGACTTGGTAACAATTCAGCCGCTACAGAATCAGAAATTTTAAGCGTAGCTAGTGAAGTAGCAAGAGGTACAGCTGCTTATGGTTTGCAGGCTCAAGAAATATTAGGATTAGCAACTTCTTTAAAATCTCTAGGCGTTAGACCAGAAGCCGCTGGAACCGCAGTTTCTAAGGTTTTTAGAGGTATTGAAAAGGCTACTTTAGAAGGTGGCGATAGCTTAGAAGCTTATGCAAAAATAATAGGAAAAACATCTAAGCAAGTAACAGAGGATTTTGGCAAAAGTCCTCAGAAATCATTTAACAGT